ATCTCCGCTAGCGGGGAAAGGGATGCCGAGCGCGGTTGCGTCTGCGGCCGTCCAGATCTCCCACCGGCCATTAGTGGTGATGTTGTTTGCCGAGTTACTGAAAGCGGCCGGAGTGGCGCGGCCGCGCTTCGGGAGCTCCCGCCCCAGCATGGCTGCAAGGCTTGCCCCGTTGGCGGTAACGTCCGCGCCTATGGCTTCCTGCTCATCGGCAATGGTCTGAATATCCGCGTCGATCTCCCGGAGCGGGATATTGACGCGGTACGGAACATCCGGGGTTGCATCCGGGATCTCCGTATATTCGCGGTTGGGTGTAACAGTCACGCTTATTCTCCTGTCGTGATGGTTGCGTCTATTGGCTGTCGGGTTTCGAGGTTCATCCGGCCGGAGCCGAGATCGAAATCAACAGACTTGACAATGTGGTTTTCTGTAGCGCCTTGCGGAAGCGTGATGCTTACCGTGTGGCCCGGCCGAAGCCAGTACGCCGAGACGGCCGAGAGGCTGATTCCCCGGCCGCGTGTTACGAGGTTCCGCACGCGGGACGCTGCGGCCGCGTTGGCTTGCGCTTGCGTGGCTGGCCGCTCGTAAGTCTTGTGGTCCGTCTTGTAGCCCACCGTGTTGACCGAGAAAGGCCCGGAGGTCACACGAGCCCGGCCGATCACGCGTTGCGAGACTCCCGCGCCGTCCGTCCACGTGTATTCGACGATGGAGTGATTGGCCCATTCGGTACGGTCTAGAGCTGAGTTTGATTCCTCCACGGTCCCGGCCTTGCCTACGGCCAGAGCATGGCTCACAGCCCCGGATGCGGAGGTCTTAGCCGTGATGCGCCACTTCCGGGGCCCCGTGCAATAGACCCACTTCCCGGCCCGTGACGCGGCATCTTCAATCGGGCTCCACAATTGCCCTCCTACGTCGAGTTCCAGCCCGGCCACAGATCCGGCATCGGTCCCGTTGGCGTAGTCGCTTTCAAGCACGGCCGTCTCCGGGTACACGGAGTAGTTGGCTAGCCACTGCACGGCTTCGTTGATTCCAGCGAAAGTGGGAAGCCCGGTGACTTCCTCCCGGAGCCTGTCCATGGCCCTTGCTTCGTCGGAGGAAGCCGTGATCTGGAGTTGATTGGACGGCCGGACAACTTCCCGTTTGCGGAGCCCGACGTTAGCCAGCAGCTTCAAATCATTCGCCCCCTGGTATCGGTAACCGGCGTAGATTCCGAGCCGGGTATTGCTCCGTGGATCGAGCGCGGCCAGCTGCGCATCGGTGAAGCCAGCCGGAGCCGTGATGCTGGCCTGAACATGCGGAGCCCAGTCCTCCGAGAATTTGACCGAAGCCGATTCGGCCGGGATCTCAAACTCAGTAACGCCGGTAGCGGCAACGAGGATGGATGAAATTTGCTCATGGTCCCGCGTGACGAGATCGGCCGAGAGAGCCAAGTACGGAGCCGTCATGACTTCTCATTCATTGCCAGCGCGGTAAAGCTCTTGTAGTCCTGCGCAACGGTGCCGAACGTCGCACCGGGAGCGGCCGCGAGATCGGAGAAAGTCCAAGCCCACGAGGCGATACGATCCCCCACCGGGAAGGCTGTCTTGATATAGCTCACGGTGAGGCTCCATGCCCCGTCAGCCTCCGGCCGGGGAGCGAGCGAGAGCGGGGAAAAGTAGAAGTCCATGCCCTCCACGTCGCCTTGCCGGTACTGGACCGTATGGCGGAGGCTGAGCAGGTTCTCCAGCGCCGTGACCTGCTCAAAGTTGTCCACGATGATTTCCAGAGATCCGCGCCGGGCTTTCATGCCGCCACGGATGATTACCGGATCTTCCTCCCGGCCGATGATTTCGTGAATGGTCCCGGCCGTCTCCCGGCTGTAGCTGTAGTCAGTGACTTCCTTTGCCAGCACGTCAGCGGAGGGATGGAGCGGGAGCGTCAGACGCGGCTCCATGCCTTTAGGGAACGCCGTCCACGCTGTAGCCGAAGCTCCGGCCCGGTAGAGGATCGGCCCGGTAAGAGCCGCTTCGTGGTCCGTGAGCTCCAGCGTGCCGGACGTGCCAGCCGAGGGGAAGAATCCGGCCGTTGCCCGGACGGGTTTCGTGCCGTTCACGTCGGCCCTGACGAGTGAGTTGATTGCTTCGGTTTTGGTGATGGTGATGTTGACGGCTCCGAGAGCTACGTCCGGTGTTGCGGTGATGGTTGTCATGGCGCGACGGGAGCCCCTTCCCGGGGTGAGAGTGTGACGATCTGGACGCGGGGAGCGGTGAGGCTGTTCACCTTGAAAAGGAAGTCAGCTTCGTTACCGATCACGAGGTTTACCCTCACGTCTTTGCCCTGAATGCCGTTGATCCGGTCTTGTACGGCTTTCACGGTGAGCTCGTCGTCAACGTCGATCTTCACGTCCTTGCCCGTGATGGTTTCGATAGTGGCTTGTGTAGCGGCCGCTGTGCCCTGCTCAGTGACCGTTACCGGCGCTTCCCCTCCGGTGATGCCGTCCACTTGCGCTTGCGTCTCAGCGGCCCCTGTAGCGGTTACCTGAACATCGGTTTTGACTTCCCCAGGAATCGACTCAACAGCGGCTTTGGTTTCCTCCGTGCCGTTGGCTTTGATCTGCGTTGCCACGTCGGCCGGGATGAGCCCGTAAGTGTCCGCCAGCGCGGCCGCTGCTTCGTCAGTTGCCCCGGCTGCTTTGGCTGCTTCAATGAACGCGTTACGGCTTACCTGCACACGAGCGGTGACCTGCTCAACGCCTTCGCCGGCCGAAATTGCGGAGTCCCGCAAATCGGTCTGAGTCTTGGCTAGATCCGTGAGGGAGTCCCGGTTAGCGCGTCCGGCTTCGGTGTTCACGTCGAGTGTCTTACCGTTCGCGGCAATGTCCTTCGTCAGTTGCGGAAGCTTTTCGGCGTACTCGTTTTCGGCCGTCACAAGATCCATGGCATTACCGGCCGCGTCCGCCTTAGCGTCCGCGAGCTCCTTTACGGCTTCGGCCGCTTCCTTGGATGCGTCTTCGGTGCCCTCTAGCGCTTCCTGCTCAATGTTGTAAATCTCAACGGCGTCTTTGGTGGTATCCACGTTGCTTTGCGCTTCGCCCCGGAGATCTGAAAGTGCTTTCTTTTTCTTCTCCGCAGCCTTCGCCGTGTCATTCATGATGCGTCCGCCACGATCGGTAACCGTGGTGTTGTCATCGATGATCTTCGTGAGGTTCTGCCAGTCATCGGCCGTCTCATCAAGGAACTTCTGTGAGTCCTCCATCGAGCCGAACGAGGCCCGTACAGCGTCTTTGACGTTGACCCCAAATTCCTTAGCGTCTTTGGCTACTTCCTGAAATTTGGTGCTGCTCTCGTCTACCCATGGAGTGAGCCAAAAGTCATCCATGATCGCCCGACCGGCTTCCTTGATCTTTTCGGCATAGTCGAGCTTGGAGAGATCTCCATCCGCTTCGGTGATCGCGTCGAGCATATCCACGGTCTTTTGCTTCATCTCCGTGGCTTTCTCTGCGCCGTCCTGCATGGCGGTTACGGCCATGCCGATGCCAGCAGCAGCAGCGAGCCCGGCAATGGCACCGGCCGGGCCGAACCCCGCGAACGCGTTAGCGGCGATCTCTTGGAAGGAATCGATGATGCTTTCTGCAGAGCCGTCGAAGCTGGCCGCTGATTCCTTCGCCGTCGAGTTGGCTTCCTCCCGGAAGTCGTCCAGACCTTCCCCGGCTTCCTTGAAGCCTTCCTTTTGGGAGTTGCCGATTTCCTTCCCGGACTTCCGGGCACTGTCCCCCAGGCGATCAAAAGCGGCATCGGCTTTCCGCGCCATTTTCTCCGCGTCGTCGCCGGTTTCCTTGAGATCCTTCCCGAGCTTGCTTACTTCCTTGCCGTCAAAGGCGTCTTCGATTTTCTTCCCGGCGTCGTCCCCTGCCTTCGCGAGATCCTTGAGCTCTTCGGATACTTCGCTGTACTTGTCCGCGAGGGCTCCCGTATCGGCAACCACTTTGGCTATGTCTGAAACAACCTCAACTTTCATTGCCACGGCTGCTTACCTCTCTTCGTGCGCTTTCATAATGTTTCGGACAACGATCTGCACCCATAGGGACGTGAGCCGGGGAGCGATCTCAGCAAAGGATGAGTAGACAACCCGGCCTTTGGATCGTGTTGGCATCTGCCTTGCCGTGTGCCGCTTGACCTTGTGAGATCCGGAGCCGCTGCGGTTCTTCCGTTCGTAGCCCCTAACGCGCTGTTCCGCGTCGTCTACGCCGAACTCAAACCCGGCTGCAATGGCCCGGTCATCGGGCACGAGCCCACCGGAGAGAGCTCTCTTGCTGGAGGCTGCTATCAAGACGGTGGGGTTTCCCGGTTGCACCCTTGCCCCCTTCGCCAGCACGCGCCGATCCATCTCCGATGTTGCGTTGAGTTGGACGATGCTCCGCCATAGCGGGTTGAGGGTGGCCCGGGTTTCCCGGTTTATGTCATTCCGGGTTTTGCGCTCAATGAGTTTCAGCGCAAGCGCGACGGCCGCGAACATGCGCGAGCTCGCCGCGCTTGGCTGAATCATCGGACTATCCGGGAGTGTTCCACGCAAAGACCGGCTGGCCGTTTACGTCGAGCGTGACAGTTGACTGAGCAATGGCCTTAGCAGCGCCACCGACAGCCCCAGCTTCAAGCGTCACGGTGCCGGTGATCTCCGCCTCATCCCCGAGCGGCTTGAGCACGAAATCTACTTCCTGCCCGTGCTTGGTCAAGAGCTCGTGAGACAAGCCAGTGTCATCGAAGTCCTGCCCGTAGGTAAGAGCAAGCGCCCAATCCGGAAGGGGAACGCGGGTTTTGCTCTTGCCGTTGACCGCTGTACGGCGGAGCTTGGTAGTGGTGGGAGTCAGCGTTATGGAGTCAAGCGCCGTGCTGAACTCCTTAGTGCCGAGCGTGAGCATGACGTTCTCAATTACGACGTCGTTGTGTGGCTGGAGAGCCATGGCTTATTGCCTTTCTTCGTTGATTTTCTTGCGGTAGTGGTTGCCGGAGATCATCGTGACCATGACCTCAAAGCCGGTAAACGCGTCATCCTCAAAGTTCCGGCGTGCCGCGCTGTTGAAGTGAGCGCCGGGGAAGCGCTCCACGGTGAGCAGAACCTCATCTATCAAGTCGTCAAGCTCCGCTTCCGTCTCTGCGGAGTAGGTAGCTTTCGGCCCGTAGACATGGATTGTGAGTTCGTGCTCCAGCCCCAGGACTGTCTGAGACGGCCGGAGATCCGAGCGCCAGATAGAGAGCATCACGTCACCCTTGCCGAGCCGCTGCGGCGCTGCTGGCCAATCCCTCACGTCCCACCCCGGATGTTGCTCCCGGAAGTGGTCCGCGAGGAATTGGCGCGGCGTCTCCGCTGTCACAGCAGCCCCGCGAACGGGGAGCTCTTCGGCCGTATGGCGTCATAGGCTTCCCTGACAAGCGGGTAGGTCTGCATCATGAATCCGTCAGCGCCGAAGCCCTGCCCGTCTCCGGCTCGCTTGCGTGCTGCGAGGTGCTGCGTGAGTAGGATCTGCGCCGTCTCATAGTTCGCCGGGATTGGATCCTCCGGCGTACCAGCAGGAAGCGGCTTAGGTGCCCACGCTGCGGCTTTGATGTAAGCCGTCTTCGTGAGGCGTAGCAGCTCTTCCGGCTCCGGAGCGTCTGCCCAATCGGCAAAAGCTGTATCCGGATCGATCCATCCCACGAGCTCAGCCATGTCAGGATTCCTCCGGGAAGAGCGCCGCAGCGGCCGCGCCTTCCGGCTCGATGAATGCTTCGGCTTCCTGCTCGCCGCTTCCCTCCACATATTCGGGGAGGGCTCCGGGAAGGTCACCGGCCGGGAGCTCTACCGTCTCGTCAGGCTCCCCAGCCACCACGAGCACGGCCCCGGCCGGTGCTTCCGAATCGTCCTCAGTAGCCGGACCCGTGAGCCCCAAGCTCTCCAGATATTCGATTACTTCGGACCGTACTTCCCGCTTGATGCGGTTCATTTTGTTGTTCTGCTTGGCAAGCTCCTTATCGAGCTCGTCACGCCGGACAAGTGGAGATCCCATTACTTCCCCTCCGGGTTCTGTTCGCGGTTGATGGTCTTCGCGAGTGCCTGCCACTCTGCGGATACCCTCATCCGCAAGTTGATTTGGCTCTCTTCCTGCATCACGTAGTCGATGCCGTCGAGCTCGCTTACTGCGTTCTCCAGGCACTGGTTAGCGGAGATCACTGCTTGACCTCAAACAACCCATCACGCATGTGGTTTGTGATCTGGTTCGGCGCGGCCGTCACGTCCTGAAGATCGGAGCGGATGAGGTAGTAAGAGAAGACGGCCTTATCAACGGAGCCGTTCGCGAGCTCCTGAGCGTCAACGCGGATCGGGGAACCGCCGCCTGTCTGGTGAAGCTTGATCTTCTTGGAAGATCCGACAAAGACACGGCCGTTCATGGCAACGTCAGTGATGGAAGCCGGACGGAGCTTGAAGCCGGACATGGAGCCCTCTTTGAGGCCAAGCGAGGTTTCCAACAGCGCGAGGTTTTCCAGCATGTCCGAGCCCAGCAATTCGCGGTAAAGGTCATTGCCCACTACAGCGAACGTTGGCGTGGAGGTTTCCAAGACGTGCTGAGCGCCAAGAATGACCTTCCGCCACGGGTTGGAAACATCGTTGCCGGTGCCGGTGATGATCTTGGCCGCGTTGATCATGTGGAAACGCATCCGGGCATCCCGGCGAATCTTGATGTATTCGGCCTGTTCCCGGAGGTAGCTTTCAAGCTGGCCGGGCACCGGGAAGTCGAGGATGGCCCGGTCAAACTTGTTGCCACCGGCAATGCGCTTGGCGTGCCATTCCCGCCCCACGGCCTGAAGTTCCCGTGAGGGAATCGGGTTCATGGTGGACGGCTCCAGCGGGTCCGCGTCGTAATCGCCCTGTTCGTACGGGTCCCAGTCGTCAGCGATAGGCGTCATGCCTTCCACCCACTCCCAGCCCTTGACGGTGAGCGCGGTAAGGTCCACCTGCTCCACGAGATCCGCGTAACGCTCGAAATATTCCGTGTCGTTCCAGATCTCCCCGAGCCACTGCGGCTGCGCGGCCGGATCAAGCACGTCTTCCTGTGTCACGGTCGCAAGCGCGGCCGTGAGCTTGCCGCCGAGCGTGCCGGACTTGATAGCACGGATCGTGTCGCAGTATTCGGTGAGCGACTTCGGAGCGGATGCAAAGAGCTTCGGAGCCGCCTGCTCCTGCTGCTGCTCTTCGGGCTTGCCCTTGGCTACTACGGACTGGATGAACTGCTCCAGGCTGGCCGGGACGGCGGATGCTTCAAGCTTCTGTGGCACTTCGGGATCTTCCTTTTCTTTGGGTTCTTCGGGGTTGAGCGCCTTTTGAATGGCTTCCTCAATGAGCTTCCGGAGCTCTTCGGGATCGAGCTCCACGGCTTCCGCTTCGGTATCCGCAGCGGCCGCAGCTTCCGGCTTTTCCTTGTCCTTCGGGTCTTCGCCGAAGTCAGCGGCCAGCATGAGGCTGGAAGGGAACGCGGGAGATTTGACGATGCCAGCGCCGCAGAGCAGACCGGCAAGCAGCTTCCCTGCCCTCACAAGAGGTTTCAGCACCTCCATGGAGATGCCGCGCCGCTTGCCCGTCTTCGCGTCGCTGTAGGCTGCTTCGCCTTCGGGAGTGTCAAAGTAGTGGACCGATGCAACGAGACGGTTGTCCCGCTGTGCCGTTGTCATGTAGCCCACCGGCACGCCGGGGTGATGCTCATCGTTCACGGGCATCTGTCCGGAAGGGATCTGCAAAGCTCCCGGCTCCACGGTCACAGCGCCCATGTTCGTTCGGCCCTGCTCCCCGAACGTCAGAAGGTTGTACTCAATCACCCTCCCCTCATCGGACGCGGTGAGTAGTTCGCCGTAGAATTTCATGCCGTCTCTTTCTGTTTTGTGTGATCCATACAAACCCGGACTAGGCAAGTCCGCGTGTTCTAGGGGTTTTCGTCGTCGGCGCCTGGCTCGCCGGCCTGTGGCTTCTCTACAACTTCGGGAGCAAGTGCCGCGCCGATGTTGCCCTTCGCCGTCTGAATGGCTCCGGTTAGGTCCGAGAGATCGAACTTGATCCGCTTCCCGGATTTGGTCACGTCCGGCTGCGAGTAGCGCTGTTGGATCGGAGCAAGGAAGGTCATGAGAGAGAGCGTGATGAGCTCGTCTTTTGCTTGGAGTGTGTTCTCATAGGTGCCGGAAGATCCGTTAGCACCCTCCAGCAGAGAGGCTGCGAGGTTGAGGAAGTTAGCGAAGTCCAGCCGTACATCGTTCCGAGCCGTGGAGAGCATGGCTCCGCCGTCTTCGGGCTTGTGGATGATGAGTTGAATACCCATCGGAGTAATGGCAACCGCGCCGTTTTCGGCTTGCCGGGCTTTGGCCCAACGCTCCTGAGTTTCCGCGAGCTCCTTTGCTGTGCCTTCAAACTCCTGTGTCACGTGGAGCTCTACAAGCGGCATCGGGTTCTTGGAGCGGCTGCGGATCGTCTGCCGCAAGTCAAGGTAATGCTCAATGCTGGCCGCTGCGGCGTCGAGCAAGCCAAGAGGCATGAGCGATTGGAAGTAGATGAACTGCGTCTGATCCTTGATCGATTCACCGTTGATCACGACATTGCCGCGCCAGTCCAGTTGCCAGCACTCACGCGGGAGCTTCAACGCGGAGACGATCCGATCCCCATCCCGCTCTACCCAGTAGACCGAATCCCGCTCAAACGCGAGATCAATTAGCAGCGCCGCGTGACGTTGACCAGGGGTGATGGAGCCGGGGGATTCGTTCATCCATTTGTCATCTTCGGAGAGATCCGAACCGTCTTCATAGATGAGTTTCAGATCAGAGATGAGCGTCACGAGCGCGGACATGCCCCGGTAGATCGGAGGGCAGGAAAGCGCCTCAATGGCGGTAGCCCGGCCACCTGTCGTGAAGTAGCCCAGATCCGATGCAATGACCGGCGCTAGTCCCGTGCCGGTGGCAAACGGGCTGGCTAGATTCTGGCTTTGCTGGAAGCCGGTCGAGCTTGACCAGTTCCAAATTTTGCTTGCTTTCTCAAGGATTCCCACGGGGAAAAGCTTGCAAGCAAAAACCCGCGCCACTTCGGAAGTACGAAATGGCGCGGGTTACTTTGGTAAGGGTTGGATTAATCCGGTTCGGCCCGGTTTGGTTGGTTATGGTTTGGTTTGATCTGTTTTCCCCCAGCGCATCTGAGCGGCTTGGCGCGTCGTGCCAGCAGCCTTCCCGATGTCAGCCCATGACCGGCCATGCTGTGCCCGTTGCCCGGCAACGGCCGCAGCTACCACGGATTCCCACTGATCCCGGAGCTCAAACATCTCCGTCAGATCCTCAATGTCCGCGTCCGCCACTCTCCGGCCGTACGCCGTGAGCATCCGGCCGAGCATTGCGGCGTACTCCGTGGTTTCATATGTCTGCTTCCGTCTGGCTCCCATGCCGTCAAGCTTGGCTTGACACCCTTTCGAGTGTCAAGCCCGGCTTGACGCTATCCGGTTGCCGCGTCCGGAATAGTGAGCGAGCTCCTGCGTGCCGCTGTAGAGGCTGCGGAAAGAGCCGCTACAGCCGCGAGCAGGGTTGAAAGGTCCGCGCCGTTCTTCCTCATGAACAGACGGTTCCCGTCCGGGTTCCTCCATGTGGCATTCTTGACGGCCGTATCAAGTCCGGCGTGCTTGCCATGGTGGAGCGTCATGAGATCCACGGATTGAGCAAGCAGCGCGGTTGCCGCTGAAACGTCCTTCATGCTCAGAGCCTTCACGCGGTTCGTCTTCACTTGCGGCATCCGGCCGAGCGCCTGAGCTACCACGATGTTTTGCCCGATGGAGTCATAGGCGATATTCAGACGCGGGATGGATTTGATGCCCTTCCCGATGTAACCGGGGAGCCACTGGCTCCCCTGCCGGTGCCGGAGGATCTGAATATGCGGCTCGTCATTCTCGTCCAGCCACGCGGCCGCTACAGCAGCGGAGCCGCCACCGATAGCCACGTCCCAGCCGATGCCAACCGGAACGTCTGACGGTGCCTCTAGCGTGAGCTCGTCGTGAGTGATTCCCCACTTCTGGAGATCCAACGCCGTGACAGATGAATCCGGAGGCCAGATGCAAAGGTACTCGCGCATGAACTCCGGAAGCGGCATACCCGTTTCCTCATCGAAGCGCTCCCGGATCGTGTCAATATCCGTGAGCCCACAAGCAAGGCCGGGGTGAGTCCGCCACCAAACCCGCTCGTCTGTCGGATCACAGAAGTCATCCGCGCTGTAATCCACGATGCCGAGCTTGTCTTTAGCTAGCCTGGCCTTTTCAAGTTGGTTCCAGAACAAGCCAACCCGCGCTTCGCCCGGCGTGCCGGACACGATCACTTGGCCCTCCGGCTTCGTGTCCATCATGGGAAGCGCACCGGCAACCAGCTTCGGAGCTGTCTCCGGGTCGAGCTCGCCGCCCTCATCGAACCAGATAGCGTGAGCAGCGCCGCCACGGAGCGAACCGGCTTCGGGCTTCGCCACGCGCCACTTGGAGCCGTTGCGCCATTTGATGTACTCGCGTTGCTGGGAGAAGTACATCGTTCGGATGCCGAGCTCCGCCAGCGCTTGCTTTTGGGTGAACTCTTCGGGCTCTTTGCCTTCGCCGTCCCAAGCTTCTTCCCGCTCTTCGTTCCGCTTCTCCATGATCTCGTTGGCATGATCGAGGATGAGATCCATCATGTCCCGGAAGAACTGGGATGCTCGCGTGCCGTCCTGAGCCGTCGAGACAACCTGATAGCCGGGCATCGTGGCGCACCGGCCGAGCAGCACGTTTTGAATCGTGGTTGTCTTGGTCGAGCGGCGTGGGATCTGGATTGTCACCTGCTTGTAGCGGATGCGCCGGTTAGGGTGCCTGGACTGCATGACACCGGCAACGATGATGCCCTGTGGAGTGATCGGGAGACGCTGGAGCCACGCGCCCTTGCGCGCCGCTTCAATGTCCGTGCCCTCCGGGATCTCCGAGCAAAAGCGCGGAACGGCTTTCATCTCGAAGTCTTCGGCCCATGACTGAGTTTCCTCAAAGACTCCGGCCGGGATCTCTGCCTCAATCGTCGCCGTCATGCCGTGCCCTCTTCGGCGTCGCGCTCCAGATACTCCGGGTGAGGCTGGCTTAGCTTCCCGGTCTGAGCGTTCCACTCTGCGGCTCGTGCCGCGTGCTGCTCCCGTGTCTCACCGATCCGCGCTATAGATCCGGCGCGCTGGGTGATCTCTGGGCGGATGCGGTCCTCAAAAGCTGGATCGAGATCCCGCGAGAGGTAGGCCCGGTCAAGGCGAAGGCCCCGATAGCTGCGGAGCGTCGGCCGCAGCACACCCACCTTCCCGCCCTGCTCGCTGCTGATAGTCATGAGCGCCCACGACATAACCAAAGAGCTAGAGATCCCGGCTTGCATGGCGCAATCGTTGAGCTCGTGCATGATCATTCTGGCTTGGGTTTCCGAGCCCGTGATGATCCCCATTTGCTTGCCCAAAATCAGTCCGTCAAGAATTTCCCGGACTTCGGCCGGCCGAATTTCGTAGGTGCTCATTGTGCTGTTCCCTTCTGGAATCTACGCAGAAAAACGGAGTGGAGGAGAGCCGTGGGCTCCGGCGTCGTG